TTGTTCGCGAGGTTGGAGAAATGGTTGGCGGGATTGAGACATAGGTTCACGTTGTGCTAACATATTTGGATTCATGTGTTTTTGAAGACCATTTGGTACCATTGGTAAATTATCAGTTCTCATATTTAAATCACTTTCATCACCATTTAAAGCAGCAAATATTTTATTACCGCGACTACTTGTATTTTTCATTATAGATGGTCTATTAGTTTTTGGTGCCTTTGTTACATTATTATCGTTTAAGTTATCTTCAAAATCATCAATATCGGATGACATATCATCTAACTTAGGCATGGGTTTATCACTACTAGATTCAGATTCTGATTCTTCACTACTAGATTCACGAGATTGTCTATGTTTTTTAGATGATTTTTCACTACTAGATTTACTACTTTTCTTGGATGATTTTTTTCCACCACCATTCATTTTTCCTTTTGATTTCTTAGAGGATCTTTTTTTAGATGATCTTTTCACATCAACTGAGACTTCTGTATCCATCTCAGATAATTTATTTGATTTTTCATCTCTCATCTCTGATATAGAACTATCCATCTCAGATAAATTTAGTTTATTATCATATGATACATTATTTAAATCTGATTTAGATTTGAATGAATTAAATGTTGAATTACTAAAAATTAATTGTTTTGGATTATTAATATTATTCATTATATCTTTAATAAATATTTTTATTTTATCAGATATATTATTTATTTTCATTAATGAATCTAAAAATATTTTTATATCATATGTATTATCATTTTTTTTCAATGAATCTATAATACTTTCGTTATCTAATACGTCGCTAATTATAGAATCATCAAAATTTGTAATTTTTATTTCTAATCCAATATTTGGAACAATATATTTATTACCTTCTAGTATATATTCATATGTTGAACTTGTCTTTTCTTTTAAATAACAATATATGTTTTTTAAATCTAAATTATTATGTTTAAAGGTCGGGTATTTTTCTTGTATTATAGCTAATGTATGTAATACTTGAAAAATTAATATTTTCATATCATTGTCCGTCACTTCTATTAATTTATCATTTAAAATATTAAATAAATTATCCATCTTAAAATAATGTTCTCTTAATTCTACACTAATTAATTTATTTGATTTACTAATTGTTTCATCTGATAAATACTTTTCTAAAAATATTTTAATTTCATCATATTTAAGTGTAAAATTAAATATATTCATTAATATGTGTTTTGTCTTTTTTTTAATAACCAGATCACTCAATAAATATGTCATCACTTTATTCATATTATCATTGTTTAATAATGTATTAATATTGTTGATATCTTTTAGTACTATATCTACACCATTAACAATATCATTAATTTTAAAAGTATATTTTTTAATATTCTTATATAAATATGTTATATCACGATTAAATACACTATTTATTAAATTTGTTAATTCTGCGCCTTCATAATTTTTTAAAATATTTGATACTTTAACATCTTTGATATCAACGCTTTCGATTGATACTGCTCTTTCCATTTTTTTATTGTATAAAACATCAAATAATAAACTAGATAAATAATTTATATCATTGTATTTATCAATATCAATATTATTCATTCTATATAATATTATATAATAAAATAAAATATTATATAATTAGTTTATTTTTGATATACTTTAAGAACTCTAGCAGATGGTTCTTTGATACCTCCACACCAATTTGGTAACCAAAAATATTTTATTACTGATTCCCTGTTTTTATAATTTGATTCATATATTTTTCTGAAATAATATGATTCTTTTGAAATAGGACTCAAATAAGAATACTTATTTTCTAAATATTCTTTATCCGTTATTTCTTCTTCAATCTTATCTTTAATAATCTCAAACCACGACTTTTTATGACTAGAAATTCCATCACTAAATGCCTCCTTAGGTCTCCATAAAACATCTTTACATAATAATTCCGGCATCTCGTTTTCAAAAGCTTTACGAATCAAATATTTTTCAATACCATTTGGAACTTTTAATTCTGCGGGAATTCTCATATAATAATCAAAAAACTCAATATCTAAGAAAGGTACTCTTGCTTCTAATCCAAAATTTGAAATAGATCGATCCACTCTCAAACAATCATATAAATGAATATCTTTAACTAACTTTTCAGATTCTTTTTGTGCTTCTTCAGGTGAAGGAGCATTTTTAAAATATTGATATCCCATTTCAACTTCATCCGCTCCATCCCCATTCAAAATAACTTTGATATCTGTTGTTTCTGATATTTTTTTAGCTAGTAAATATTGCCATGTCGATGCCCGTATTGTTGTTATATCATATGTTTCAATAGTTTTAATAACTTCAGGGATTACACTCAATGCTTCTTCAAAACTAATATCAAATATATGATGCTTAACATTTGAATTTATATTAGTTTTAATATGATTAAATACACTAATAGCATTTACAACATCAGGAGCATCCGCATTACCAATACTAAAGAAATTAACTAATTTTGTTTCATCAATAGTTTTCATATGTTTTGCTAATAAACAAGCAACTAACGAACTATCTAAACCACCCGATAATAAACATCCTATCGGACGATCCGACTGAATCCTCTTTCTAACTGTATTTGATAATCTCTGAACTATTTCCTTATGTATTTTATTTACATCGGTATCTATTTTAGATGAATAATTAAATAAATAATATGGATAATATTTATGAAGGTGAGATTGTAGCGAATATATATGACCTGGTTTAAATCTTTCAACAGTTTTACAACATTCTAATCCTTTTAATTCAGAACTAAAAAATAAATCATCCAATTCATTATAACCAATAAATAAAGGACGAATTGAAATTGGATCAGTTGCAGCATACAAATTTACTTTATTATCTTTTAATTGTCTATGATATATAATAAACGAATATTCACCATTTAAATGTTCCACAATTTTATTAATATCTCTGTATTTTTTATACATTAAAAGTATAACTTCACAATCTGAATGAGATGATGGTATTAAATCATGTTCCTTAATTAGTTCTAAATAATTATAAATTTCTCCATTACATATTACAATAATTTCATCTTCATCAGATAAATAATTAAAAGGTTGGTTACCATTGGTGGATAAATCCATAATTGCTAAACGATGAAAACCAGCTATTGCTTGAATTTCATTATCATATATAACTTCTTTCGTAATTGAAAAATCGGGACCCCTGTTTTTTATCTTATTAAAACTAACCATATATTTTTTTAAATCTTCTGGAGTTATATTAGATAATGATCGTTTTAAATAAAACCATATTCCACACATCTTATATAAATATATAAATAAATATATATTTATATGCCTATATTAATTCCTTAATCAAACTAAATATCAATGCTTCCAGCTGTATCATTAATCTTTTCCCAATAATATTTCTATAATCATACTTTCTAAACATTTTACTAATCAAAATAGCATTTTTATCATCCTTTATTTTTTTATTTAATTCTAAAAATAATTCAATCATAATATTATTCTCATCCACATTCGTTATATAGACTTCATATATCAAACTACGAATTAACATCAGTTCCTCTATTTTAACATCCTTATTCTTAATTATAGTATGTATTATTTCAACAACCTGTTTAATATTGTTTTGCCAATATACTAAATCTAATGTTATACCCATATATTTATTTTCTAATAACCAAATCGCTAATTTTGGATCCCGATTTGCTTTTAATATAATTTCATTATATTCATCTCTACTTAATATTTTATTCTCTCTTGCCGATATATTAAATAATAATCTATTAATATCATTATTAGTTGGTTTTGGTAATCTAATTGATAAACATCTACCTTTTAATGGATCAATAATTTTACTCATATTATATCCACACAAGATAAATTTACAATTATGAATATATCGTTCCATTGAACATCTTAATGATGTTTGAGCATAATATGATAATTTATCAATGTTATTAATTACAACTACCTTAAATTTATTCTTATTTTTAACCATATCCAATGTAAATTGACTACAATATGATTTAACAATATCTTGAATTAAATATCGATCAAATGCCGAATTTGTCGGATTTATTATTAAATGATGATTCGATTGATCCAATTGTATTATCTCCTTCTTATTCCCAAATAACATTATCGAATATTCCTCCTTCCGAATATCATATATATCATCACCAAACATATCTTGTAATAGTAAATTAATTAAAGTTTTCTTACCTGATCCAGATGGTCCATGTATGAAGATGTTTGGGAAATTATTATAATCGCCACACAAAATATCTTTTAATTTTACTGGTTCATTTTTATCCAATAATGACTGATAATTCTTCTTCTCAAATATTTTTTCATAAATTTCTTTATGATATAAAATACTATGAGTATTTGTAATACGATATTTATCTATTAAAAACATTATATGTAATATGTATTAGTATAAAATAAAATATTAATCAATTTTTATATACATAATAATATACACAAATGTTTGGTTCTCATATATCCAATAATTTTCATGACGATATAATATTAATTCATAAAGCCGGTGGTACTTTAATCCAATGTTTTATTACAGATCCCATTAAACATAAAACAATAAAATTAACTAATGATGATATCCAAAATATTAAACAACATTTACATAATAATAAAATAAAAATGATCATTCATGCCCCCTATATCTTAAATTTTGCTAGGGATTTTAAAGAAAATGTTTGGTGGGTCAGAGTACTTTTACGAGAATTAGAATATGCCAGTTTAATAGGCGCCAAAGGATCAGTCATTCATTTTGGTAAATACTTACATTTAGATAAAGAAGATGCCATCGATAATATGATTAAATCCCTAAAATATATCATTTCAAATATGCCAAACGATGTTTACATTTATTTAGAAACATCATGTGGACAAGGTAGTGAATTAGGATATAAGTTAGAAGAATTTGCCACCATCTATAATCAATTTAGTAATTTAGAAAAAGAAAGAATAAAAATTTGTATTGATACATGTCATATTTTTGTATCTGGATATGATATTAGAAATCCAGAAGGTTTTGACTCTTTTATTCAAAAGTTTGATAAATTAATCGGAATTAAATATATAAAACTGATTCATCTGAATGATAGTTTAAAACAATTAGATAGTCATGTAGATAGGCATCAAATTATTGGTGAAGGATATATTGGATTAAAAGGTTTAAAGTATGTTTATAATTGGGCAACCAAAAAAGGATTAGATATTATATTGGAAACTGGTGGATCATTTAAGGAACAGAAGGAAAAATTGATATATGAATAATATATACCAAAATATTTAATATTAATATATACAATGTATAGTAATCTTAAACAGAATGATTTATCAAATATGGAATCAAAAGATGAATTAGGGACAGATGTCGGAACAGTAATAGATGTTGAGACTAAAGATGTTGATTTTAAAGAATTCATTCCAAAATCCCTAGCATCATTACAAATCTTAGATTATAAACTAAAGAATGTTGAAATAAATAAAGAATCAAACATTGGAAAAGATGGTAAAGATAATTATGTTGTTGATTTTTTATTTACAAATATTTTTGAATCAGATGAATACACAATTGATATGGAAACTCATTTTGATGCCATCTATAATGTTATCCTATTAGAAACTGGTATTTATTTAGAAAGTATTGAAGCAATTGATAGAGAAGAGATACATGCTTGGGGAACCATTTATAAAGAAGGAGAGAAGTATTATGCGGCTAAACCAGATAATACAGAATAAGTTGATTACCTAAAATTATATTTTTTTGAAATTCGCCTTAAAAAATCTTCAGACCCACGATCATATTGGTGAACTATATATGAAACATCTCCTTTATGATTAGTTATTTTATCGTCACTATTTATATATTTATCTCCAACACCAATTGTATTAACCAAATTATCATTATTATTAAGTATTTTAACTATAAATGGTTTTAGAAGATCATAATAGACTAAATAATTATGAATTGCTTGATCTAAATTATTTCCAGATTTTTTTGTTGTTATATCAAGTATTTCATTCATCATTTTTATATAATATTGAAGACTTTTATATGAACAAATTGTGGTTCCACAACATATTATTCTTTTATGATTTATTTCATCATAAACATTCTTTCCAATTAAGTAACCAAATTCTTGTATCCATCGCGTATTATGACCTTCTTCACATATATTTTTATCTTCCTCAAAAACATAAATATCATCGGTCAATTTATATTCTTGTGGATTTTTTTGAAATAATACATCACGTGAATCACAAAATAAAATATAATCACATTTTTCAATAGAATCGTAATATTTTTGAATTACTCTAAATCTATGATTATTTACATGTGAATTACATGATAAATTATCTTCAAAATATTTTACATTTGGATATGTTTTTTGTAATTTGTTTATTTTTTCAATATCAATTGATTTAATTACAAAATATAAAATTCCATTAAATCCAGTATCATATAGTGAACCAGTAAATCGTTCATATATGTTATAATCATATCCAGTACAATATGTCAGTATAGATAAATTCATATATTATATATACATAATATTTTATCCCTACATATAATATGTTACTTGATCATTTATATAAGCAAAAATACTTAATATTTTTAGATATAGAATTCCAGAATTTTCAACCAAAAAATAAACAAATATATCATATCCAAGAATTAGGTCTTATAATATTTGAAAAAGGTAAGGAAGATCCAATTTTAGTAGAACATGTTAATTTTCCAATTTTAAATATTAAAAATATGCGATTAATTGGTGTTGAATATGCTAGTGTTAATGATAAAACCGAAGAAGATATGACAAAAAATCAGGATTTATTTATAATTAAACCAAATTTAGATGATATTAAATCAAAAGAAAAATTAATTAAATTTATACCTGATAGGAATGTTAGAGAATTATTAAAAAAATCTATTCAATTATCTGATGATTCAGTATTAGGTGAATCACTAAATAAAATTAATAAATTCACGAAGAAATCAATGTATAATTATTATTATAATAGAATACCAAATGAATACAAAAATTTATTTATGAAACACGTTAACCTATATAAAAATGATCCACTTGTTAAATCACGCATGGTTGATCCAAAGAATTATTTAGTAAAATTAAATAATTTTCTCAAAGACGGCATTCTTATTCATAAAGAAACAACAGATTTAGAAGCAATCAGAAATGATTTTACATATTATGGAATAAATGGAAGAGTTATATATAATTATGATATCGCAAAACATAATAATTATTTTGAAAAATTAGGATCAGCATCATTACATAAATCCTATTTACATTTGTATGAGAAAAAAATTAAAAATAATCCAAATCTATTGAAATTTCATGATAAATTAATAGATTTAATTAATACAAAAATGAAAAAGTTTAAACCACATAATCCTTTGGTAGATGCTTTCATGACTATTTGGGTTTTTTCATTGATGAAAAATTAACCTTTAATAATGATTACATGTATTTTACTAGATGTTTATTAAAGTATAAATAAAAATTAATTACTACAAATACTAAAAAATGTATTATTAATTCCATTTTTTGATTACCATTAGTTACAAAATATATAATAGCTTCCAGTAATCCCCACATAGCAAATAATCGTATTATACTTAAATGAGATATTGTAAATTTTTCACTATCACTTAAATTTTCTTTTGGCATCTACAATAAAATATTATATAAAATAAAACTAAAGATTGTAAACAATTTTAACGATTGTTAAAAAATGTTAACAATCTTAAACAATCTTAAACAATCTTAAAAAATCTTAAAAATTAATCTTCTTATTAACAATATAAACATCCAATAATTCTGTACTATCTTTAACATCACTCAATGTTAAATCATAATTCATAAATCGCACCACAATCTTAATTTTATATAATATAATATTACACACATTTTTTCCTCGGCACATTACATTAATATTACCATCATTAATAATAAATTTAAAATTATCATCAAATTTGCTCAAAATTTTATCCAAAATATTTTGAACTTTTTTCCCCACTAACTTTATAATCTCGTCTTTTTCACTATACTTGATTAATTTATTATCATCATCAACTATTAAATTCCATATACTATTAAATTGATCTTTCATTTTATATTCAGCTTCTCGTATAATCCCATAATAATCATCTAAACTTTTTCTAATACTGTTTTCCATCTCCAGATACTTGTTTTTTATTTTACTAAATTCACTTACAATATCTTCAATCTTCCTTAGATTTTTTAATATTGATTTATCTATTGATGATGTTTCATTCTTTTTAATAAATTTATAAATATTCTCTAATAGCAAAATTCCCGTATAGATTTTATGTTCTTCTTCAAATACTTTTGATACATAAACAATATGATATATTTGTCCATCTTTCTCATACTTTTCATATGAAAAAGCATTCTGATATTGTATTCCCGATTTAGTCGATATAAATAATCCATATTTAATATTTCTATACGATAAATCATACTTAAATTTAGTAATTTCTTCTTCTGGAACTGTATTGTTATAATTCTTTATCTCAACCAAAGCTTTTAAACCAGATGGCGATGTTAATTCTCCATCAGCATTATGTGCTACCCCTCTTTTAATATCGTAATTATAATCCGGCAATTGATTATGTATAACTGTCTCAATTAATGCTTCGGTTAATTCTCCCTTACGCGTACTCGAATTCATTCCATACAAACCCCTTGTTAATTCAGTTAATGGTGTAATTGTTGTATTTAATGTATTAATTAGATCATCTTTTACGGTATAATATTCTAATTTATTTGAAATAGAATTAAAGTATGTATTATAACCTAAACGAAAAATAGTTTGTAAAATATTAGAGTATGATGAAGAATCCTTAATTAATTTTAATTCAGGATATTCTTCTAATTTTATATTAATGGTTTCCATGAATAGATATATTATTGATTAATTCTTAAATTATTAACAATCAATTTTTAATATGCCTTCTATTAAGATAAAAAATTGCTCACACCAATTAAAAAATTGATTATCCAATATTCTTAACCATAAATATATCTACTTATTACAATAAAATGGCAGCAACTCATACCTCCGTTATTTTCCCCAAGGTTGGAGATTTCTCCACTGTATTAAATTTTGGTATCAATACAACCCCCGTTCGTAACATTGAAGAAAAGAAAATTTTATACATCCTAGATGGTACTGGATCAATGGGAGAATTTATTAATGAAAAATTAGAATGTTCCAAATCAATAATGGCAAAAAGAATAATTGGTAATATTCAAACACGTCTACCTACTAATGATTCTGATATTATGGTATTTAATACTAAACCTTCTCCTCTTTGTAAATTAGCAGATGTACCAGCTCCATCAGGTAGCACATATTTTTCACCTCTAGTTCCTGAATTACAAAAAGTTGTTCCAGATGGAAACTATTGTGCTGTAATATTCATGTCAGATGGAATTCCATCCGAAGATTTAACTGTAGCAAGAGATGCTATTAAAGCAATTGGTAATATTACACGTGAAGCAAGGGCGAATCCAGTAGCCTTGGCAATTGGTTCGGATGCGGATGGTGCCGCATGTGGATTATTTGCTGGAAATCGTGGTTATAACTGTTACATAAAGTATGATAAAGATGTTGATGAAATTGTTGGTGATATTGTGAATGGTATTAATTGTAATTATCATTTACTTGAAAATGGGGCATATATTCCAATAGAAGCAGATAATCAGTATTATTATGTTGGAGATGCTGCGAGTGCTTCTATTGTAACAATTAAGCCAGATCGTAAACTTTGTGAAAAGTATTTAAATTTAGTTATTCAAAAAAATATTAGTGATATTAAAAATATACCCCTACTTAAATCTTTAGTTGAACATGTTGTATTGTTACTAGATACAGAAGATGATAAGACAGTAGTTACTAAGAAATATTTTGATATGCTAGATCAGATGAAAAAAGTATATGTATCATTGCCGCCAACTTCTGGTGCGATGTTATCTGCGATTTCAAGTAACTATCGCCAAGCATCTCAACAAGTCTAATTTTAATTTATATTTACTTTAATTAAAAAATATTTAGATATTTTTTATATTTTAATTATATAATATAAATGAGTTACAGTAATAATAAATTTCCAGATTGCCCCGCTTTAATGGAAGATGGTAAAATATTTACAGATTATAGATCCCATAAGGTAGCTGATTTAGAATTAGCTCACAAAAATAAAATTGGTGATTCTCAAGCTTATCGTGTATTTTTACAAAATAATGCCTCCAAATTAATATTAGATAATAAAAAAGCTTTAGAAGTCTATGTTTGCTCACCTCGCCCCGATCGTAAATATGATCCCTTACATACTGCTAATTTTAAAGGTTATGATGCTGGTGGAACTAAGAATTATGCTCGATTTTAACTACACCCCCTACACATTCGCGGCTAATGTTCGTGGATATTATTCCCGGCTATATGTTCGCGGCTAATGTTCGCGGCTAATGTTCGCGGCTAATGTTCGCGGCTAATGTTCGCGGCTATGTATTCGTGGCTATATGTTCGCGGCTATTTGTTCGCGGCTATATGTTCGCGGCTATATGTTCGCGGCTATATGTTCGCGGCTATATGGTC